AGCATTACTTGACTTAAATTCTATCATTTGCTCAACAAGTGTGCCTTCAGACACCTCTACATCATAAAAATAGGCAACTCCATCAATAACTGGTTTAGAAATGTCCTTAGTTATACCAAAAACAAAGGAATCACCACCATATTGGTTACCAGTACTCGTAACTGGTCCTTTTTTTAGTGTTATAGTTGATGGTGGAGGTGTAATACCTGGTTCTACAGTGAATTTAATCTTTGATGTGGCTGCTTTTCTTGATCTGGGGATATATCCGATGTTTCTAGCAAGTGCAACAACGTTTTCTCTTAAAGTTGCACTATCAATGAAGACCTCATTAGAGATCATGTTAGCATTATATGAAGTAATGTAGGTATTATATGCTAAAACGTCCAAAATTGCCGCCAAATTAGACCCTTCGAAGTCATAATCCGTGAAATTCGAATTAGCTTGTAAATAATTTCTGAGTATATCTTTAATCTGGTCAAAATCCAGACTTGTGAAATTTAAAAGAGGCATTTATCTTGTTGGGAGCAGCGCAAATTCTAATTGGGTAGGTGGAAGGTCAATACCAACGATCTGATAAGCAATTAATACATCAAATTGGTTATTATCGTAGTTTGGATCAACAATCACATCTATTAATTCAACCCTTGGTTCATAATTCTTGATAGAATTCTCAATTTCGTCACGAATTGAAATAGCAGACACTTCATCTACATTTTCAAATAAAATATCACTAATATTAGAACCAAAATTAGGATCAAAAATCTTTTCGCCTGGAGTAGTCATTACTATATTCCGTATTGAACGAGAAATAGCATTTTCATTCTTCAAAGCAATTAAATCACCACTTAAGGGGTTATACTTAAATGACATACTTACATCTTTAAATGCTTTGGTTACCCTTTGTGCAGGCATATGACAATTATATAAGAATATAACTTATTTATTAAGGTTTCTAACGGTATTCCGTAATAACCTCATAACTTTCAATATCGAAGGCATTATCCTCCTCTGGATCGCCCAATCTTTCGTAAAAATCTTGGGATGTTTCTATTTTGTCGCCTTTTTTAGGTGTTAGAACATCATGTGCGATCTCTCTAAGCATTTTGGATTCCATTTGAGACTCCCCTGTTTGCGATTAGATAAAAAAAAGTGTCTAAATGCACACTTTGATGCTATTTAGACACTATAGGTATTATTTGCCTTGTCCCCGATATATTTTTCGTTTTTTGTTACGAGAGGTCGCGGATACTTTAGTATGTTTTCCGTTCCCTTGTCGAGTTTTCTTCGGTGTTGTTTGAATGTAATCAGACAACACTATACCACCACCAACTTTAGCCATTAATACCTCCTAATGTGGATTATAAAGATTCATATAGAATATGCCGTAACATACACTAACAACAAAGAATAAACCGAGCCACGACGCGATAGTCATGATGTAAGAGACGCGAGTTTCTCCGCAAATGACTCATCCGTTGCTTTTATCCTATAAGAGACTTCATCCCTTCGAGAGAGTTCGGTGAGGACCTTAGAAGCAAGGTCCCATAATTCCGTTGTCGCCATATGTTTAATAGATCCCATAATTAAATAACACGAGTTTTTTCGTGCCCTACACGTATCCGAGGATCCGCCCAGATCTCATAGTCACAATCTTGTGCATCTAAACAGAACGATACGTCCTCTCCACACATGTCTTGTACATCACCCGATTCAAAGACTTGCATCTTAGGAGCAAACCAAGGGTATTCGAGTTTCTCAAAAACACCATTCTTGATAAGTACCCATCCAAAACCAGTGTAATCACATGTAAATGGTTTCTTACGCTTACCCATTGTCTCGACGGTTTCGTGGTTCATTACTCCACCATTCTTACGGAAGTCGTCCTCTTCCAACCAGTGAGCAATAGAAGTAGTTGATCCATCCTCAGTAGCATACCAACCAGCAGCAATCTCTTTTTCATCACCCTTACCTTCGGCGGGAAGAGCTAGATCGCATAGTTGCCAGAACTTCGATGTATCAAAAACTATATCACTATCAATCCAGAGTTGGTAGTCATATGTGAGTTTTCCATCCCAAGGGATTTGCTTTGGTCCTCTTAGTACATTTGCACCTAATACTTTACAACGTGCAAAGTTTACCATTGATGAGTAATCTTGTGATATTTGAATACTCATCCCATTTTGTACCATATCAAAGCATAGTTGTACAAAATTCTTTAGGAAGATATAAGAACAACCTCTTCCAGGTAAACAAAAGACAATTGCTTTTCCTCTCATTCGTTCCTTAATTGCATCAATATCCCATTCGGGTTCTTTAGTTTTTGGTGCAACAGTTTTTACTTTAAATCCTTTAGCCATACTTTAAATACTCGCTTCAGCTTATTTTATCAGTTTATTTAGTATTCGTCAAGTATATTCTCATACATTACATTACCTACTATAACACATCTTCCATTAACATTATTCAAAGGAACACTATGAAATGCATTACCAGGAAAAAATATAACCTCCCCACTCTCTGGTTTTATCTCTTCTCCTTCAATAATTATAGAAGAAGAACCTTTAGGTGTATTAACATAATAAGCAAAAGATATCGCATAAGGAAAATGATTATGAATCTCTACACCATCTCCCTTATTATACAATACACTCCAACAATGTACTAACTTAAATGAATCTATATTAAAATTATACTTCCCTCCCCCATGATCAATAACATCTATATAATCTTCTTTATCAAATGGAATATGTTCTGGAATTGAATAGTAATGTGCAACCTTTGGTATTAACTCATTAATCCATGATAACAATACATTAATTTCCCCTATACCTTTCTTATGTAAATTAACCTCAGCACTTTTAGATCCACCAGATTCTCCATTAGGTCCAATTACAGGAAAACTTTCAAATCTAGAAATTATATCATATAATCTAGGATTTAATTCAGATGCATTCTCATACTTAAAAATAGGAGGAACAACTCCAATGAAATCTGAACCATAATTATCAAAACTCATATCCTATTACCTAAAAAGAATGGTCACCACTTGGTTCTGTATATAATACTTTCCCAGGTCCTCCATATCCTACTTTACCAGATAACTTAGTATATGATAAATCATCCTTATTATAATCACTACTAATTAACTCTATCATTACATTTAATAACTGCCACTTCTCTTCAAATTCTTCTTCGTTTAAACTGTGATATAAACATCTATCTTTTGCATATATGTGATAAGTTATATCTTCAAACTCTTGCATAAAACCTCTGTTTCTTTATGTAGCAATACAATGTAAATTAAATGATAATACAATCCTTTCCTTATCTGATAAGTTAGGTTTTGTATAGTGATGTAAATATGATGGAAATAATAAAAGTAATAAGGCGTTTTTTGGCCACAGCAATTTTTTTTTATAAACGTGAATATATTAACATAAGCATCGTAATAATAAACCATTTACCAACATAAATTGATATCCCAGCACTCACTACTCTTTTGAAATTCCAATAGGGTGAGATTTTATTTGTGGATCTAAATTGACTCATTCTGGCCTCCAAAAATTTTTACATATTGATATATCTCTCTCGATTTGTCGCCTCTGTAGGTTAGGGTCTCTTGCTTTTTTAACAACGCCCGCCGCCCGCCTAACACACAAGGCATCAAATACCTGTCCAATACGCATCATCAACGCATCGCTAATTGACCATGCATGAGTGTTATAAACTGTGCGTGTACTGTGTGTTACTTAACTATCATAACATATCACACAGTCGTTGTCAATAACTGTGTGTCTACTATGTAACACTAAAGGACTGTTAAGTTAAGTCCTCTACGTAGACAGAAACATCCTCGTAATCACCATTCAATTTAAATAACTTTTCGAAATCAATATCATGAGGATTAAAGTCACTTTCAACTGACAAATCTAGTGTAATTCTATATCTTTTCTGTGTCTCTACTATGTGATAAGAAGACATGAGAGATTAGGTGTTGGTGAGTGTTACTATTGTATTATAGAATGACTGTGGAAAACTGTCAAGTCAATATGCGTATTTATGACGGATTGTGAATAAAACTGTGTGGGGTATTAAGTGTTATTTCGTGGGTCTGTACATTTCGGAGAGTTTGTGTTATAATCTGCTCGCCAAGATGACTACAAAACTAACACTTAATCACACAATTACACAGCACTTATTAACACCCTTGTGGAAAA